TTCTGATGAAAATAATATTCCGGCTTTAGGAGTAACAAACAATATGTCACCTTCAGACAGTATTAATCGTAATCCAATGGACACAGGAAGTAGGTACACATAATGGGAGGATCACCAGTAAAAGTAATTAAAAAAACTATCACAAGAGCATTTGGTGGAGGTGGATCTGATACACCAGCTGCATCAGCAACATCTGCAATACAAGATAGAAGAGAAGAAGTTGTTAAAGAAACAACAGCTAAAGGTAAAAAATTAGTTGGCAGAAAATTTAGAAGATCAAGAAGAAACAGATCTAACTTAGCTGGATTTGTACCATCACCGGTAGAGGCATTAGGAGCTGGAGTTAGAAATCCAACTGGTGCTGGAAAGACTAAACTAGGATCATAGATGGATAGAGGAATACCAGAGTACAAAAGAAATCCTAGATTTATAGATTTAAAAAAATCTTGTGAGTGTAAAGAAACTTGTGAATGTCAAAAAGAAAGAAAGAAGGAGGATGAATAATGGCTGAGTATCACACAACAAAATCTGGCAAGAAAGCAAAAAAGGGTTTGTACTATAATATTAACCAGAAAAAAAAATCCGGCAAGAGTAATACTAAAGCTAAATCAACAATAAGCGATGAGGCTTATGCGAATATGAAGGCTGGGTTTCCAAAAAGAAAACGTAAGAAAGGATTAGTTGCATAATGTATAAAATGAAAATGAAAAAAAAACCTACTAATAAAAATAAAAATCTTGCAGCACAGTATGGTGACAAGAAAAAAATTACTAGAGGTGATATCATAACTGCTGCAAAAAAAAACAAAAAGGCATAACATGATTATATTCGGACATACTCCTAGAGAGTGGAAGAGAAGAGCTATGTTACATAAAACTTCTATTATTGTAGCTGTTATATCTTTTGCTTTAGGAGCTACGATTTTTTAATGGTAGCAAAAAAATTTCAAGATCCAAGTGGTGGTTTAAATGATGCTGGTAGAAAAAAGTTTGGTGTTAAAAGACCACAATCATCTGGTAAAGATGGAAGAAGAATTTCTTTCGCAGCTAGATTTTCAAAAGTTAAAGGACCATTAATGAAAGATGGAAAACCAACTAGATTAAAACTTGCATTAAAAAAATGGGGTTTTGCAAATAAACAAGCAGCTGCTAGTTTTGCTGCTAACAATAAGGCTAGTGCATAATGCAATTACAACCACAACAAGTTTCAAAAAGATCTAAACAAGCATTCGCAGCTAAAGATAATTGGAGAACAATCTATGAGGAATGTTACCAGTACGCATTACCACAAAGAAATCTCTATGATGGATATTACGAAGGAAACGTTCCTGGACAAAATAAAATGTCTAGAGTTTTCGATAGTACAGCAATTCATTCTGTTCAAAGGTTCGCTAACAGAATACAATCCGGTCTTTTTCCTCCTTACAAAAAGTGGTGTAGACTAGAACCTGGGAATGATATACCGGAAGAAAGACGAGGAGAAGTTCAACAAGCTCTCGATTTATATTTAGATAAATTATTTTCTGTTCTTAGGCAAAGTAATTTTGATTTAGCCATCGGTGAATTTCTTCTTGATCTTTCGGTAGGTACAGCTGCTATGTTAATCCAACCTGGAGATGATTTAAATCCAATTACATTTACTCCTGTTCCTCAATATTTAATTGCTATTGAAGAAGGACCTAATGGTACAGTTGATAATGTATATAGAAAATTAAAAATACCAGCTGATACAATCAAAAGACAATTTCCAGATGCTAAAATTTCATCAGACTTAGAAAGATTAATACAAGATAAACCTCAAGAAAAAATAGAATTATTAGAGGCTGTGTTAGTAGATCCACAAAGAAAAGATTATTGCTATCATGTTGTCCATGAAAAAACTAATCACGAATTAGTATTTAGAAGAATGGATCAAAGTCCTTGGGTAGTAAGTAGATATATGAAAGTGCCTGGAGAAGTTATGGGTAGAGGTCCTCTAGTTACAGCAATTCCAGATATTAAAACATTAAATAAAACTTTAGAATTATTATTAAAGAATGCATCATTAGCTATTAGTGGTGTTTATACAGCTGCTGATGATGGAGTAATAAATCCTAACAGTATTAGAATACAACCAGGTGCAATAATTCCTGTAGCTCGTAATGGTGGTCCTCAAGGTGCATCCTTGGCCCCTCTTCCTAGATCTGGAGATTTTAATGTATCTCAAATTGTTATTAATGATTTAAGAATGAATATTAAAAAAACTTTATTAGATGATACCCTTCCACCAGATAACATGAGTGCAAGATCTGCAACTGAGATTGTAGAAAGAATGAAAGAGTTAGCTCAAAACATGGGAGCTGCTTTTGGAAGATTAATCACAGAAACAATGGTTCCTATTATCAGACGTACTTTACAGATAATGGATGAAAAAGGTTTGATACAACTACCTCTAAAGATAGATGGTTTAGAAGTTAAAGTTGTACCAATATCACCTTTAGCCAAGGCCCAAAACTTGGATGAGGTGAATGAAGTTATGCAATTCTTTCAAATTGCAAACTCGCTTGGCCCAGGTGGGATGGCTGAAATAAAACCGGATGCGATTGCTGCTTTCGTAGGAGATAAACTTGGCATTGCTGCTAAGTTAAGAAACTCTGAAGAAGAAAAGCAACAGATCCAACAACAAGCTATGGCTATGATGCAAAATCAAGCAATGATGCAGCAACAACCTCCTGGACAAGAAACTCAATCTCCTCCTCCAGAAGAACCAGCTATGGCTTTGGAAGAAGAGGTTAAAGCATAGTGGCAGATATTAATACCCCTGGATGGGAAGGAATAGAAACACTTGGCATTCAATCTAAAGACGATCAAATTGAATTAGATAAAGCCTATGCTAGAACCTTTGACACCGAAGAAGGAAAAAAAGTTTTAGAGCATTTAAAATCTAAAACATTAAATCAACCAACATGGGTACCAGGATCAGAAACATCTTTTGGTTTTGCAAGAGAAGGACAGAATTCTGTTATCCGAGATATTATAATGAGAATGGAAAGGGCTAAGAATGAGTGAAGAAATAAATGATAATGGCTTAACTGCTGATGCACCAGCTATGGAACCAGAGGTAGAAAATCCAGAAGATAATGTTGTACCTCATAAAGTAGATGAGCAACAAGAAAACGTTAGTGAGGCAAAAGAAACAAAAACTAATGCAGCAGAAAAACCAGATTGGTTAGAAGATAAATTTTGGGATAAAGAAAATAATGAAATAAAAACAGAAGATCTAAATAAATCTTTTAGTGAATTACAAAAACAATTTTCTATGGGTAAACACAAAGCTCCTAAAGATTATGATTTAGAAGTATTAGAAGATGTAGATGTAGAGAACGATGAATTATCTCAATTCTTTTTAGATTGGTCTAACAAATACAAACCAACACAAGGTGCATTTAATGAGTTAGTAGATAAATTTAAAGAATTATCATTAGCACAAGATCAAGAAGATAGTATTGATGTTGCAGCAGAGAAACAACAATTAGGACCTAATGCAGATCAAATTGTAAAAGGTACTGTTACCTGGATGCAAGGTTTAGTAGCTAAAGGTATTTGGTCAGAAACTGATTTTGAAGAAGGTAAAATATTTACTGCTACTGCTGATGGTATCAATGCAATAAACAAAATTAGGCAATATTATGGTGAGCAAACAATACCTACAGCTCCTACTGATGTAGATGGACAGCCTTCAAGAGAAGAGTTATTTGCTTTAGTTGCTGATCCTAAGTACAAATCAGATCCAGGATTTAGAGCTAAAGTAGAGAAACAGTTTGAAAGAGCTTTTCCTGGTGAGGCTACATCAACCGGTCAAATATAATTTGTTAAAGGGTATTTACATTTTGTAAAAAAAAGATTAAATTCCGAATTGAAGATAACCGAAATTTTTTATTTGGCCTTCTGGCTGGTGAGCAACTACACCAAATTGTCAGCCTGGCTTTTTTACCAGACAACTGAGTTAAGAAAAAAACTATGTGTTAAACAAACAAAGGAGTGATATATGGCACAATCAATAACAAATGCTTTTGTCACACTTTTCGATGCCGAGGTAAAACAAGCATACCAAAGTGAAAGTTC